GGTTCAGGTTTTCCCATCCCCGCCAACGGAGTCCGCATCGTTTCCCTGATGAGGGTATTGATGCGAACAAGGATTTTTTTATCCGTCTTGTAGCCGCGCGCGCGGTTTTGAACCAGTTTGCGCGCGATTTTGAACCGGACACAAGGCGGAAGAAGCAGTTTGAAAGGGTGGTTGAAGGGGAGGAAAAGAATGTTTGAAGCGCAGCGTCAGCCTCGATAAACGCCCTGTAAATCAACCCCACCTGTGCGGCGCTTGCATGCCATCCACCAAGCCGGCCAGCCGAACACATCGAGGGCAAGCCAGGCGATCGCTCCGGGCACCACCATCTGGTTGACCTCGGCGGAAAGTTGCCTCAGCAGCCGGTCATGGTAACCCTTGCCTGCCCCCTCGCCGAATCGGCGGCCAGCGTCATCAAAATACCAGTCATGCCTATAGCCCCAGTCGTGAAAGATCGTGGGTACGAGCAGAATACCAGTGGGGTCCATCCCCAGTGGCCAAAACGCGCGCGGGGTGCTGGCAAAATCAGTCCGAAACCCGGCAGGGATCACCAGCACCTCCCCGGTTGGCCGGGTGTACCGGTACTCCTCAACCAGTTCCCACACCCGCGCAGACCACAACCACGCCACCGCACGCCGCCACCACACTCGCCCCCTGGTCTTTAACGGAACAGGGCGGATAACGGGCATGGGGACAGCAATCAGGTCGTCCATGACCAAATTCCTCCTTGATTGTCCCCCTCGGCGGGCCCTATACTGCAACAACTCGACTTCAACCAAGGAGGATTCGTGAACCGAACGATTTGTACCATGGCTATTGTCGCCCTGACCGCCACGTCCGCATTGGCCGCAAGGCCAACAACCACGCAGGTTGGACCTTACGCGGTCGAAACGGGGATCATGCAGGTAGGCGACACCCTGACTGTACGGGGGAAAATTACACAAGGCGCCGCCTGCGAGCAGTTACTGATAGACGTGGCCCTCGGCAACACGGCGGCGAAGCAGCACGCCCGAGCCAGTGACGCCGTAGACCGCTACAAACCGAAATTCGCCGCTCGCTTCAGCGCGGAGACGCAGGTCAGGGCCGGAGGGCTCTCAGCATTCGAGTGGTACATCGAAGACATCGTTCTACGCTGCGTCAATGACGGAGTCGCCCGCAGGTATACCAGCAACCCCTAATCATATCTCGATCTCAAAATACGACAGCACCGGAGCAACCCCCCGAACCTCACCAGCCGCCGCAAACGCCTTGTCCCCGGCTGTCACCTCGATGGCGCAGCGCAGCCGCACCGCCCCGCCGCCCACGGTGGTGGCCGTCACCGTGCCGTCGCCGTGCACGGTGGTGACAGTCACCACCTCCTCGGCCGGCGGCTTGATCAGATCGCCGAAGCGGCGCCAGACGTTAATCCCCACGGTAGCGCTCCACGTCGATCTGCTGGCTGATGCGCAGGCCGCGGCCAAAGTCGCAGCTCACGCGCACGCCCACCACCTGGCCGCGCCAGGGGGTGCCGCGCTCCTCCATCTCGATCAGCTGGCCGATCTCCAAGAGGCCAGGCAGCGAGGCCGCACGGGTCAGCGGCAGCTCCAGCGACTCCTTGCTCCACTTGCCGCTCTGGCCGATGGCCAGCTTGCCCCGTTCACGCGCCGGCTCGGTCGCGGTGATGAGCGCGTCCGTGATCATTGGTGCGAGCAGGTCCCCGGCCGTGCCCGCGCGCAGGATCTTGGTCATCACGCCTTGGTGCTCGCCACTGACAAACACCGCGTTGACCACCGGCGTGGGCACGTACTCGCGGCGCAGCTGGCGCACCACGTAGTCGCTGATGCCCATATCCGGCGTGGCCGCGCCCCAGGTCCAGGGCAGGCTGTGCAGGCGCGGCAGGGCGCGCAGCTCTTTGTCGGTGCGATGGCTGATCACCCGGCCGCCGGCCGCCTCGACAATCTGCTGGATCACCTTGATCGGTGAGGCGTTGGAATACGACAGCGCACCCGCGCCCACCAGCCAGTCGACCAGGTCCCAGTCGAGCGTGTAGCCGGTGTACTGCAGCTCGGCCTCGGCCAGCTGGCGGGCCAGCGTCTGGGCCGCGTTGCTGCCGGCCCGGGCCGGGGCATAGGGCTCGGCCAGCATGGCGGTCTGCGAGCGGCCGCGCAGGGTGTACTCGCGCCGGCCGAAGCTGTGCGCCTCGCTCCAGCCCTCGACGAGCGCGGTCCACTGGTGGCCATTGATGTCCACTGCCACGGCCACGGGCTCGTCCAGCGGCATGACCAGGGCGAGACTCGCCTCGGGCACGCGCGCGGAAAAACTCCAGCACCAGCTGTCAATGTCCGCCGAGAGGTCAAGGCTGAACACCTCCACCGGGGCGTTGTCAGACAGGCGGCTCATCTGCGCGGTGTTCATCGTCCACCAAACCTTGAGGTGCGGGGCCACCGGCCAGCTGCCCAGCGGCGGCCGCACGTAGATGTAGTTGTCGCGCCAGCCCGAGGGCTCGCGCTGGGTGCAGCGCAGGTCATAGACCAACTGGTCAAAGCGGAAGGCGATGTGATCGCCGTCATCCACCCGGGACAGCGGCACCACCAGGTTGAAGTCGAGCGCCCCGCCGGCCGGGTATTGGTAGGCGCGGCGGCAGATGCGCTCGTACAACTCGCGGCCCCAGTAGTAGCGCCGAAAGGCGTCCGGAGTCCGCAGGGTGTTGATCCATGGAGATGCCAGTCGGCGATCGAACGGCGCCAGCTCTCCCCAGCCCGCACGGTGCTCGTGATCCAGGCGCATGTCGGCGCCGCCCCACCAGGGGACCACGGCCTCCTGGTCACGCGGCTGCGGCCGCTCCCAGGCGGCTCGGTAGTCGCGGCCGCGCGGTTCGAGGCTGATCCACACAGACCGACGCTGTTGCTGGTGATGGTCCAGAGGCGCCCAGCCTGCCCGGGTCGGGTCTGGATGCACCGGCACCGCCCCGGACCAGGGGAGGCGGGTGTCTGCCGTGGCCACCACGGTCCCATGGACCACCGGCATGCGGATCGAGCGGGCGATGCCCGTAAAGGGGAGCCATGAGGTGCGGAGAGCGCCATCGGCCCGCCGCAGTCGGCCCCAGGAAAGGCGCGACCCATCCGGCCGGATCGGCGTCGGCACCTCGACATCAACGCCGAAGTTGAGCCTGATAGCGCCGCCGAGGGGCCGGGTGTAGCCGGGCCTGAACGACAGCGCGATACTGTTGCCGAGGGGCGGCTCATAGACCACAAATCACACCCCAGCCGTTGCCACTTGGCTGACATAATCCGCCACCTCGGCGTTGTAGGTGGCGGTATTGTCAAGCGCCAGCACGATCAGCGACCCCTCTGGATACTCAGGCAAGCCAGAGATTTCCCATGCGCCGGTTACCGGGTCGCTGGTTGTGGCCGCCACATAGGCAAGCGTCCGCCGGTCGCACACAAAGATATTCCGGCGTGCAGGGCTGCCATCAACGGTGACCGTGCCCGCGAGGCGGTGTCGATCAGCCCTTCCCGGTTCAATGCCGAGCCGCTCGAAGGTAAAATCAGCAATCATTACCAGTCTACCCCAACTTCAAGCAGAAAACTTCTGACGTTGACGTATGCTGTTGGGGTCTGCACTCCAAATGCAGGCAATTGGATGAATCGCCTAGTGTCCACAGTTATTTCTGACAGCCCATTGGGAAAAGCCAAGCAACTATGCCCGGGAACAAAGAGCCCAGGGAGAGCGCCGCGCAAAGCATAGGTCGAGCCATCAGCAAGCAGCACTTTGGAAATGTTTAATCCGCCGTTGAATTCAGGGCCTTCGTGAATATGATAACCTTGGCCTTTGCGAGTCCGTACAGAAGGCCCGCCTGGGTGAATATAGGTCATTGTCTTCGCCGATGATAAGGCAGTTTTATCACGACAGCACACCAGTTCTGCATTCCCAGCGGCCCCAATCGCCGCCTCAAGAACAGTCAGGCCATACACTGAGCCGGCGTATGTCCCTGTGTTGAGGTTGTTCCTGCCGATGCCTATAATGGTTGCAAAATTGTCGTCAACTGCTGTTTGCGCCAGATCGCCAAAGAACATCAGGCTCAACGCCGCCCTGTTGGTCGTGCCATCAAGGCGTCCCACTGGTTCCTCGTTACTTGCAGTCTGGTGGTACACACAGAGATAAAAAAATGTATCAGTTGCCGCGCACAACCACCGCCTTGTCGCGGATGTATTCGCGCCAGACTTCACCCAATACTGGTCTGTAGCTGGAAACTTGCCAGTGCCAGTGTCAATCGCCGTCATTAACTCGTAGCCGGTTGCGGTGGCGTTGGCGTTGGCATTGTCGCTTACCAGTAAAAAATGCCCGTTGCCGCTTGATGGGTTGGGGCGAAATACAGCTTTGTTTGTTGTCTGGTCCTCGAATTCAAGCGTCCATCCTGCTGGCGTTGCAATGTCGTACCCATCCACCAGACACTTTTTCAACAGATTGACGAGCGTGCCACTCAATCCGTTCAATACCGGAGCGTTGGCATCGTCCCATCGGTACACTTTCGGAATAGCCATTATTCTGCATCCCCTCGAATCTGAATGGTGAACTGGTCGTTCGGCTCGGCCACCGGCCCCTGCAAGGTCGTGCTATGCGTGCGCGGTGACCACGGGGGCACGAGAACCATCAGCGCGCATCCCCCCGCGGGTTGAGGGTGATGTGGTCATACGGCTCGGTCTCCGGGCCTTGCAGGGTCGTGCGCACCACCCAAGCGTCCGCGCTGGCGCCGTCGGTGTTGAACCGGAGCACGTTGCCAGCAGCCCAGCCGCTGCCCCAGCCCCGGTAGTCAATGAAGAAATACGGCTTGCCCGTGGCGTTGTTCACCGGCTGGGTATCATTGGTGGTGTAGCCGTCGCCGACAATGCCGCGCTGCTCGGCCACGATATTGAAGTGGGTGGCAGAGTCGAACACCAGCGCCCAGCGCTCGGTCACCGCGCCGCTGTTCTTGACCACGATCGGGTAGTCGATCTCGTTGAAACTGGCATTTGCCTGGTCGCCGCTCAGGTCGTCACTGAAGGTGTTCCCCCAGGTCTTCTGATCAAAGAGGCCGTAGTACCTGGCCTGCAAATCACCGAACAGCAGTGCGCTCGAGACAAAGGTGCCGGTGACCGGATAGGCGTTGCTCACCCCTGCGGCCAGGCTGAGCTGACCGTTGATCTGCGTCCCGGAGACCAGGGACATATCCTCGATCTTGTGCATGGCCACGAGCGGCAGAGTGTAGCCGGAGAAATCGTTGTTCACCGCATCGATGGTGATGGTGGCGCTGCCCTCCTCGTGCGCGTACATGGAGCTGGGCACGCGCAAAGGCGGCTCTGCGCTGTCATAGATCTCAACGCTGTCGGCCGCGCGCGGCAGGGTGATGGTCTGGCCGCCGGTGGGCGTGCCGGAGATGATCATGGTGTCGGTGTTGTGGATCACGACCACGTCGCCCGGCTTGATGATCGGCACGCGGCCGTCAGACGGCAGTCGCACCGGGTTGAGGCCGAGCAGCGACGCGTTCAGGGGGATGTAGGAATAGACCACGCAGGCATAGGTGATCGAGTCGGCATACACCGGCATCGGCTTCCACACCTTGCCATCGTCGTCGACCAGGTCGGCGTTGTACCAGTCCTCGCTCTCGTTGCCGATGGCATCCACCAGCTCGCCAAACCCGAGCGTGACCACTCCGGTCTCGTGATCCACACCGCCGCGGATCAGGGTGGCGGTGATGTTGCCGTCAAAGCCGGCAACGGCAGACAGCCGCTCGCCCTCCATGGTGATGCAGGCGAACGTCAGCGATCCCGGCCGCAGCGGCGCGCCCGGGGTCCTGAAGGTCACCTCGGTGACGTACTGCGAGCCCAGCCGGCCGGCCAGGCTGTGCACGGTGATGCTGTTGCTGCCGCCGTCGTACACGTCGAGACTGACCTCACCGGTCAGGTAGTTGACCGTGCCACAGAGCACCCCCAAACCGGTGGCCGGGTCCGGGTTGCGGAAGATACTGCCCATGCGGTCAACGTAGCGTGCGCCGGCCCAGGTGAAGGCGATACTGCCGGGCACGATGGGCAACGACACCGCATTCTTGGTCAGCCGGATGACAAATGGCTTGACCGGCACCGTCTCGGTGGCGGTCTCCGCCGCGGCTGCGGAGAGGGCATAGCGGCAGGTGATGGATCCGGGTGCGGTCGGCGCGGCGATGGTCTCCCGGATCTGCTCGTAATCGGTCGCGGTGGCGCTCTTCGCCTCGCTGGTTTCGGTCGTGCGCCGGAAAGGCAGCGCGACCGTGGCGCTATAGGTGGGCATTACATGATCCCCCTGCCGGTGATGTCGATGGTGGTGGCGGTCGCCTCGGTCGAGCGGGCGCGGGCGCGGATGGTGTCCTTGCTGGCCGTGGCCGTGCTCAGGTCAAGCACCACCTGGCCGGTCACGTAGTCGACCGTGGCTGAAATGCCGCCGGCGATGAGGGTGACCGTCTCCTCGTTGGTGTCCAGGGCGAAGCTGCTCTCGTCCTCAGCGCCGCCGGTGTAGGTGCCGCTGGTGTATTCGCCCGGGCCGGTTTCCGTGGTGTAGCTCTGCGCGTCCTTCAGGCTGGCCCGCGCCTGGCTGAGCGTGGCGCTGAACCCCGGGGCGGACATGGCGCCACTGCCGTTGTCGCGCAGTTTGTAGGTGTGGGTCCAGCCGGCTATGGTCACCGGCACGTCCAGGGCCACGCTGCCAGGCTTGATCGGCGCGTTCGGCAGGGCGAAGCTGGCGGTGGTGGCCGTGTGCGTCTGCGGCGCGTACTTATCGTGATTGAAGGTATAGTCGCTGCCGGCCACCGGCACCGCCGTGGGCGTGAACTCGATCTGACCGGTGCCGTAATTGATCCAGCCGCTGGCGTCGCCCGTAATCACGCCTGATCCGTTGTCCGCGGCCGTGGCCGTGGTCGATACGCCCACCGGCCAGGTGATGGTCAGTGAACCCGGAGCCACCGGCGTTCCGGTCAGGGTGTGTGACACCGGGTCAACCTCGATGGTCACCGCTCCCTGCATGCGCACGGTCTCCACCGGATTGCCCCAGCGGAACAGGATGGGCGTGTCCACGTCGGGCAGGGCCGCGGCGGTGAGGGCCACCTGGCCCAGCGTATAGTCGATGCGGCCGGTGCCGGTATTCTCGATGTCCGGCACCAGGAACCCGGTCCCATCATCGCGCAGCCGGTACCATTTGCCCTCTGCCATGTAGTCGACCATGATCGTTCCGGGCAACGGCGGTGGCCAGAGGATAGCCACGTAATTGTACCCGCGGCTGGCAGCGAACACCGGCACCATGAGCGTTGACGGGGTCACGGCCATGGCCGCGCCCGGGTCGAAGGTCGCGGACACGGCGCCGGTAACGCCGGGCGAGAACGTTATCTTGCCCAGGGGATACTCGATGGTGCCCGCCTGGTTGCTGCCCTGCATGAGCACGCCGTTGCCCGCATCGGCATACACCGTGCTGCCCACAGTGAGCGCGAGCGTTCCGGGCACGAACGCCTGGCCGAGGTTGAGCGTGGTCCAGGTGCGCGTGGTAAAGCTCACCGTGGTGGTGGCCCCGCTCTGTGTGATCGGCCCGACCTCGCCCGGCGTCTGGCCGAGCATGGGCGTCTCCGCCTGGCTGGTGGGCACCAGCTGGGTGTAGATCGAGTCCACGTTGATGGTCACGTCGCCCGGGCTGATGGCCGTGGTCGGGTGCATGACGCCGTAGTACTTGGCCGCGTCGCTGACAATGGTGTTGTAGATCGAGGTGGGGATAGTGTCGAACCGCGTCATTTCGATGCCGACGAAGGTCACCTCGAGCGGATCCCCGATTTCCACCGTGAGCACCGTACGGGCAAACGGCCCGTTGCCATCGGTGAAGGTCTGCTCCTTGGCCTCGACCTTCATGACCCGCACGTATTGGCGGTACTCCGAGGCGCTCCCCTTGCTGTTGAACAGGCAGAGCACCGCGCCGATCTCCGGCGGCTCGGCGCCCTTGGGCTGGAAGATGAGCAGCGAGCGCGAACCGGCCGGTTGATCGCCCCACAGCCACCCCTGGAACCGCGGCCCGAGGGTGACGTAGGATTCGAGCCGGTTGCGCGCCTGCAGGCGAGTGTCCGACTCTGCCTCGGTGCGGAACAGGGCCACCTGGATGTTCGGATCCTGGGCAAGCTCGCTGATGATCATGTGCGCGCCCGAGTACATCTCAGTGTCCTCGGTGTCCACGTGCAGGAACAGCTTGCGCAGACTCACCCGGCCATAGGTGCGATCGAGGCGGCTGATATCGTTGAACAGGTTATTGATCGCGCCGTCGATGATCTCGGTCGAGATCATGTAGCCGCCGCCGTCGTCGTTGTCGGTGAGGCGCTGGGATGCACGGAGCTTGACGTCTTCGGTGGTGATTGGCATAGCGGGTCCGCTTTAGGCTTTTAGGCTGTAGGGGTTTAGGCTGTAGGGGCGAAAAATCTTTCGCCCGTCAATCGGCCCAGAGTGCCGGAAGCTGTTGGCCTACAGCCGAAAAGCCTACAGCCTGAAAGCCTGCGCGCAGCGCTCACGCCGTCATCAGCCGCAGGGTAATCGCATACCAATCCCCAGCCGCCGGCGTATTGAACGGCACAATCGGCCGCGCCTCCACCGGCGCCCCGTCGCTGTGCCGGAACGCCACGGTGAAGGTGCGGGCGTCGTTGAGCGTGAGCGTCATGGTCTCGCCGGGCAGGGCAGCCGCGGCCTGCAGCAGCAGCACCGTGGTGCGCGTGGCCCAGGCCCGGTCCTCGCCGCCCTCGAGCGTGATGGGCCGGCCTGCCTGCCTCACCCCGGTCTCGATGGCGAGCGCCCCGGCCAGGGTGTATTCGGTCTCCTGCGCCACCGGGGTCCAGTCGAATTCATCGGACCAGTGCAGGTCGGTGGGCAGGGTGATGGATCCCAGCTGTATAGCCATTGAGCTGTTTAGCGGTTGAGGTTGACATCAGCGGCGCTGCGCGCCGGAAAGCGGAAGCTCAAAAGCGCAACAGCTTCAAGCTCAAAAGCTGGCCGCGTCATCATGCGGCCATCCCCGCCATCTCCAACTGCCGAATAAACTCCGCCACATCCCCGGGAGCACCCTGCAGCCGCGCCCCGCCCAGCTTGATCTCGTGCACCTGCGTCGGCTTGCCGTCGCGGCCCGGTCCGGATTGGGCGCCCGGGGCGCCGGCCAGTTCGCCCAGCTTGCCGGCGAGCGCGGCCATCAGCTGGCTGTTCAGCCCGTCGATCTGGCGCAGATCCACCTGGGCCAGCTTGCCTTCCTGCTCCCTGGCGGCCCGGGCCGCATCGAGGCCGAGCTGTCCCACCGTGCGCACGCCGCCGTAGGCGAGCCGCTTGGCTGCCTCCTTGTCCACGCCTTCCGCGCCGGAGGCGAGCTGCTTATACAGGCGCCGCGCCTCGTCGGCCGCCTCCTGCGCTTCGTCCAGGTCGCCGGCTTCCATGGCGGCCTTGGCCGCCTTCTCGTAGTTCTTGGCCTCGGCCGCGCGCCGCTGCCACTTGGTGGCCTCGTCGGCGAACGGATCCATCTCGGCCAGGTCATCCTTGAGCGATTTCTCCCGGTCGCCGATCTCTCCCTGCAGCTGCTTGACCCGGTCGGCGTACCGCTCGAAGATGGTCTTCGCCTTCTCCGTGGCCTGCTGCTCTGTGGCCATGCGATCCTCGGCGGCCCGCTCCTGCTCCGCCTGCAGCTGCTCGAACCGCGCGGCCTGCTCCTCGGCGGCCCGGGCGGCATCGGCCTGGCGCTGCTCTTCAGCCGCGGCCGCTGCTTCCTCGGCCTCGCGGACCCGGTCGGCGGAGGACTGGCGGGCTTCGTCGCGCCTGGCGCGCATGGCCTCGGCCCCGGCCTCCTGCTGCTCCCTGGCCGCGGCAGAGGCAACGGCCGCATCATCCGCCCTGGCACGCCGTTCGGCGGCCTGCTCTTCACGTTGCGCCCGTTCCGCCTCGGCCCGCTCTTCCATGCGGCGCAGGTCGGCCGCCTGCAGTTCGGTCGCCTGGCGCTGCTCCTCCTGCTGTTCGGGCAGCGGCAGGGCACGGACCGCGGCGGCAGGCCGAGCCCGCACCGGTTCAGGCCTGGCCGGAGCCGGGGCCTCGATCGCGACCCGTTGCTTCCGTGCTTCCTCGGCCTGGAGGCGCGCCGCCTCTTCCTTGGCCCGCTCATCCTCGGCCTGTTTCCTCGCATCTTCCTCGGCCTGCTGCTTGGCCTCGCGCGCCGCCTGCTGCTCCTCGGCCATCTTCTTGACGTCCTCGGCCTGCTTGGCCATGATCGCGTCATTGGCGGCCTGCTCCCTGGCGGCGGCATCCTCCTGCGGCTTGGCCACCCGCTCGTCAACCTGCTTCCTGGCCTGATCGGTGCTCTCCTGCCCCTTCTTGTCGATCTCGGCGAGCATCTCGCTGTACGCCGTTTTGGCCGCCTCCATCTGCCGTTCCACCGCGCCGACATCGCCGCCGGTGAGCACGGCCCAGGCCTTTTGTGCCGACAGCCGGAGCAGGTCAAAGGTGTGGATCATGGTCAGGGCGCCCTTCTTGACCACGTCGAACGAGCCGAGAATCTCGCCCACCCACTGGCCCAACTCCCAGGCTACCAGCAGCGCGCCCAGCTGGCCGAGCGCGCCCTGCACCGTGGTGGCGGTCGTGCCCAGGGCGTTCAGGCCCTTGACCCCGTCGGCCAGCACCGGCCCCAGTTTCTTCAGCGCCGCGACCGTGTTCAGTATCTCCCCGCCAAAGGCGAGCATGATCGCCTTGCGCGCCGCGAAGGCCGCGAAAAACACCGTGGCCGCGCCGGCCGCCAGGGTCAGCGCCTGGGTCAGCCCGGGGAACCTTTCGGCCAGGGTGGCGATGGACCCGGTCACCTCGCGCAGCACCCCGACCACCGTGTTCAGGGCCGGGAGGAAGACGTTGCCCACGTTGATGGCCACCTCGGCCCAGGTGTTCTTCAGCAGCTGCAGCTGCGCCGTGGTGGTCTTGTTGCGCTCGGCGGCCTCGCGCTCGGTCGATCCCAGTACCTTGGTCTGGTCGTCCACCGCGGCCAGGGCGTTTCGGTAGCTGTCCACCCCCTGCACCAGCAGGGCGATGTTGTCCTGGTACTCGGAGCCGAACAGCCTGGTCAGAGCCTCGGCCTGCTCCTGCTTGCCCAGGCGGCCCAGGGTCTCCAGCAGGGTGTCGATGGCCTGTTGCGGCTTTTCGCTCACCATGGCCGCCATCTGTTCGGCCGACAGACCGATGGATTCCAGCGCCTCCTTGAACTGCGGCGTCTGCACGTTGGCGGTCTGCAGCCTGGACAGCAGGGTGTTGATGCTGGTGGCGGCCACCTCCGGCGACTGCCCCAGCTCCAGCATGGCCGCGCCGAGCGCCGCCGCCTTCTCCTCGGCCAGGCCGAACACCTTCACCGAGCCGCCGATGCGGGTGAGCACGTCGATGATGGCCGCCTCGTTGGTGGCCATGGTGTTGCCGAGCACGTTGATGTTGTCACCCAGCCCCACCACTTCCGGGATGGTCAGGCCAAAGATGGACTTCAGCGTGCCCACCGCCTGGCCGACCTGCTCGGCCGGGATCGAAAAGGCCGTGCCCATGGCGGCCGCCGCCTGCGTGAACGCGCCGATCTCCGCCACCGGCAGGCCCATCTGCCCGCCCATGGCCGCGATCTGGGCCAGGCCGGCATGCGCCACCGGGATCGACCGGCCCAGGCCGATGACCTCCCGCGACAGCCCGGACAGCTGGGCCGGCGTGCCATCGACCACCTTCTTGACGTCGGCAAAGGCCGCCTCGAAGCGGATGGCCTCCTGGATCGCGCCGACCACGCCCCGGCCCCACGTGGCAAAGGCCACTCCCGAGGCGATCAGCTCGACCTTGACCTCGCCAATGGCCCGGCCAAAGCCGCCCATCTGTTCGCGCAGCTCCTTGACCTTGTCCTGCATCGCGACCCAAGCCTGGGCCTGCTCACGGGCGGATGCCTGACCGGACTGGGCCAGGGCCTTGTAGGCGGCCCTGGTCTTGGCGATCTCAGCCTGAATCTCGGCGTGCCGGTTGATCCCGAGGACGTCGCGGGCATTGGCCGCGCGGGACAGGCTCTGGAACGAGGTGGTGGTCTGGACGAGTTGGCCGCGCAGCCTGGCCTGTTCAGCGCCCAGCTTGGCCGTGTCGACCCCGCCGTCTGCCAGAGCCCGGCGCAACTGGTGCAACGCGACCTGTTGCCCTTCCAGGGTCTGCTTGAGCCGGCCCGCCTCGACCTTGGCCAGCGCGAAATCCTTGGCCAGGGCCGCACCGCCGGCGCCGGTTTTGATCTCGCGCGCCAGGTCGGCGACCTTGCGCTGCGCCTCGCCGTAGGCCTTGGTCGTGGCCTCGGTCTGTTTCTTGAGGTCGGCAAAGCCCTTGATCGAGGCCAGCGAGGCATTGATCCCCGAGGTCGCGGTCCGAAACGCGGCCTGGACCCGGTCCAGGTTGCTTTTGACCCGGGCGGAGTCGACCGCTATGCTGATCTCAAGGGAGGTTTGCTTTGCCATGAACCTTCACCGACTTCTCTGTCCTTCTCTGTTGTTCCCTCTGCCTGTCCACGACTGACTAAAACCGGCTTTGAGCCAGCTTTAACGCCGCCTCGAACCACGACCAGGGCCAGTCGATCAGGCCGGCGCCGTACCCGGATCGGGCGAGCTGACAGGCGGCGGCGCGGATGCTGTCGCCTGGATCCTGGCGGCTCCCCCTTGTTCCAGCGCGGCGAACCGCTCGATCGTCTGGAGAAAAAAAGGGTTTTCCTGCTCCACCGCCTCCCACAGGCCCACCAGCTCCGACGGCGTCACGTCGCCGGTCAGATCGTCGATCGTCAACCCGGTCGCCGTGCACACCACCGCCGCCGGCAGCGCCCGGTGCATCAGCAGGTCCGCGGTCGTCACCCGCATCGACCCGATGCTGTCAAAAAACTCGGCCGTCTCCCGCACCGTGAGTTGCCGCACCACCACGGTCTTGCCCAGGAAGGGTATTTCTTTCGCCATGTCTTCTCCTTCTGAGAGCTGTTGAGCGTGAAGCCCTTCAGCCTTTTAGCTCTTATCCAGCGGCCGCTGCGCGGCCGGAAGCTGCAAGCTCAACAGCTTGACAGCTTCCAGCTCAACAGCTCGCAGGGGCGCAGCCCCTACGACAGCCAGGTCAGCTTGAACGGTTCCGTGCCCCCGCTCGGGGTCTCCATGGTCGCCTCGAACTGGGCCTCCATGAACTTCTTGTCCGATCCGGCCTGGAACTGGAAGTCACCGCTCGGCGCCAGCCTGGCCTGGTAGATGTCGAGGATGAAGTTGCGGCCGTCGGCGTAGTTCTGGCCATCGAGCACCAGCCGGCAGCGGATGTTGGTCTTGGTCATGGCTGCCATCTGCGAACCCGTGATCTGGGCGTGCGTGTAAGTCACGTCGAGCTTGGCGTTGTCAGCAATGCCGCCGGCCGCGCCCTTGATCGCCTTGATCAGGCCGAGCCGCGGGTTGAGTTCGTAGTGGGTGCCGGCCACGTAGGTGACCAGGCCGGTGGCCTCGTCCTTGACCACCACGTCACTCACCATGTACTTGCCCAGCGGCACCCACTTGTCCGGAATGGAGGTGATCTCCTGGGCCTCGGAGACCGTGCCGGAGGCCTGGGAGAAAGCGCTGTTGGTCCCGAAGAAGGCCATGGCGAACATGTCCGCGTCGACCTGGTCCAGGGTGAAGCTGAGGCTCATCGGCTTGGGGAAGGTAACCGAGGCGATCACCTGGCCGAAGTTGTCGCGGCCCGTGCCCAGCTGCTCGATGCGCTCGCTGTCGCCCTTGATGGTCAGGTTCGGGCAGTTGCCCTTGAGCTGCAGCCCGGTGGATGCGCCCTCGTCGGTGAGGACGTCGATCAGCACGTTGCTGTTGCCCATGAAAGAGAATGGTGCACTCATGATTTTCTCCTGCGGCTGTTCTCAGCCGATTGTGTTTGGGAAGACGTCCATCACCACCCGCACGGAGTAGATCAGGAGCGTGTCCTCGGTGGCCTCGAAGCGAATGCGCGGCACGCTGGCCGGCAGGCTGCCCACCGCCACCGGTCGCCAGTTGGTGAAGGCCGGCCGCACCTGGTCGATCAGGGTTTCCATGGCCGCCTGGCCCTTTTCCGGGTCGAGATAGCTGACCAGCAGCACCACGTCCCACTCCAGCCGGCGGGTGGCCGACGGCATGTCGGTGCGCAGCTCGTCCGCGGCCAGGAAGAACACCGCCGCCGGCGGCGCCTGCAGGGCCCGGCGGCTGAAGCCGCGCTCCACCACCTTGAACGCGGCCAACCCCTCCAGCCGCTCCTTGATGGCCGTGGCAATGGCGCTCAGCATCACAGCCCCCGCTGCGAGCTGCGGGTGAACAGCCGGCCGTCAGCGGTGAAGCTGGCGCCGGACGGTCCCGCGCCCGCGGTGGTGTCGGCCAGGCCGGGCAGGTCGGCCTTGCGCACTGCGATGTCGGCCAGGATCGACCGGGCCGTGCGCGCCGCCCTGGTCACTGCATCGGGCGTGTCCACGTGCGCCCGCCGGCCGTAGAGCACCTCCGTGGCCAGGTCGAGCGACAGCCGCACCAGCAGCGGCGGTGGCGGATCGATCGGCAGGGGGTAGCGCCGGCCGAGGTAGCTGTCGATCTCGGTGTCCGCGTCGCCGATGGCCCGGTCGACCTTGTCGGTGTCAACCGCATCGGCCGCGGCATCGTCGGTCAGATCGATGAGCACGCCCTCGGGGATGCGTTCGAGGAGTTCGGTCAGGGTGGCGTAGGGCATTGTTTTCCCCTCCGGGGAGCTGTTGAGCTTGAAGCTGTTCAGCTTGATCCTTCCGGCCCGAGGGGCCGCTGACTTGAAGCTAAAGAGCTAAAAAGCTTCTCGCTCAAAAGCTGCTGTTCATCCCTTCTTCCTGCCGGTCTTCTTCGTTGCCGTCTCCGGCGCCGGCTCGTCGAACTCTATCTCATACGGTTCCGGCGCGGCGGGCGGATCCACCTCGATCACCGCCGGGTCGTCCTCGTCCTCCACCAGGCCAAGCGGCGGCGGGATGGCGTCACCGGGCGGCGGATCATCGGCCTCCTGGGCCACGGTGAGCATCGGCTCCGCCATGAGCACGTCCAGCTCCGCCTCGGTCCACCGGTCGTCCGGCCACTGGGTCGGCCCGGCCGCGTGGGCCACGCCGCAGCGGCGGAAGCCCTCTCGTTTCGATGTGATGACAATCATGCGTTCACTCCGTTCACTTAGCGGTTCAGCTTGAAGCTGTTGAGCTGTTGAGCTTTGGTCAGCGGCCGCTGCGCGGCCGGAATCTCTCAGCTCAAGGGCTCAACAGCTTCTCGCTCAAAAGCTGCCTTCGATCAGCCCTGCCCGGTCGACCCGTAGCTCATCTGCCACAGCCCGTACCCGCCGGCGCACCGTGCCTCGGCGCCGAACAGGTAGGTCTTGCGCATGAACACGTTGTCCGCGTTCATGTCGGTCTGGCTGACGAACACCGGCGCCTTGCGCTGCTGGAACACGAACGGCTTGAGCGGCCGGTTGGTCACGTGCAGGAACCAGGCGGTGGCGCTGGTCAGGCGCGGGTTGACCAGCACCCGGGCCGTACCCTTCCACGGGTTGGGCGACTGGTCGGTGAGCTTGTCGCTCTCGCAGATCAGCCGGGCCGTGGCCTCGAGCGCGGGCGGCACCTCGAGCACGTCGGGGATCAGGGCCAGGGGCCGGCCCTCGTCGTCGGTGATGCTCATGATGGCCGTGCGCGCCGCGCCGTAGCTGGCCGCGGCAGCCGCGGTGGTGGCGGCGGACAGCGCGGCCGTGCCCTTGTTGGACACGCTCGCCCCGGCCACCGGGTGGTCGGTGTCGTAGAAGTATTGGCCGTCGTAACAGGTCCCGGCGAACGCCCCGTTCTTCAGGTCCGCGTCGATCTCGTCGGGCAGCTGCTTGGAGGAGAACCCGGCCTCCTGCGCCATGGGCGCGTAAATGCCGATCTGGTCGTCCTCGATGTCGTTGCGGTCCACTTCGACCGTGGTCTCCCAGTCGTCGTTGACGATGGTGTACTTGAAGGCGGCCAGGCTCTTGATCACCTTGTCGCCCAGCCATTTCCGCATTCTCGGAAAACGGCTCAGCCAGGCGTAGTCGTTCTGCGAGCTGCCGCTGGGGACCAGCATGGTGGTCTCCTGCCACTGCGACGGCGCCGCATCGAAGGCCTTGTTGAAGATGGTCTTCAGGTTGATGAAGACCGCGGTCAGGTTTTGTGCGTTGACAAGCATGTTCAATCTCCGATTGATAGGGGTTTAGCTGTCTAGCCTTTTAGCTGTTTAGGTCAATGTCAGCGGCCCTGCGGGCCGGAGGCTGCAAGCTCAAAAGCTCGACAGCTTCCAGCTCAACAGCTATCCGCCTGCCGTTTACGGCACCGTAGTCAGCGTCGCACCATCATTCACCACCAGGCGCCAGGCGCGGGTGCCGCCGATCTGAACGCCGACCAGGTGCACGGTATCGCCGGCGGTGTCCAGGGTGATGGTGTTGTTGCCGGTCTGGTTAAAGGCCGAGGCCACCGTGACCACAGCATTACCGACCTTCACGTCCAGGACCAGGGTGATCTGCTGGCCGACGAACGAGGGGATGGCGAGGGTGCGCGTCTCCGCCCCGGCGGTGGTGATGGCGCACACGCCGGAGCGCGTCACCGGGATGGCTTTGGTCGAGTTTCCCGGGTCGGCGATGGCCACGCCGGTGATGCGCGGGTAGATCTCGGCCAGGGCCGCCTCCACGTCAGCGGCCGAGGTGAACGCGCCGGTGTCCGCGATGCTGATCGCACTGGCCGCGTGCGCGCCGCTGGCGTCGGCAATGTGCGTGGCCACGTCCGCCTGGCGGATGGCCGGTTCGATGTCCACCCACACGTGAGTGGCGTCCACGAACCCGGCGATGATGCCGCAGTAGATGTCGTTGGTGGTGGTCGCGGCCAGGCCCACGGTCTCGTCGTCCACCAGGAACACCGAGTCGCCAATGTTCGCCTGGGTGGCCGCGGCAATGGCGCACTTCACCAGGCCGCGGCGCTGCACCACGCACAGCTGGTCGCCATCGTCGCCGCTGGCGTTGTCGCGCTGCTGCATGGCAATGCCCTGGAAGATCAGCCCGGCCGTGTCCGCGCCGGGAACCAGGTATCCGTCCGCATCCACGCAGACCAGGGCGCCCGCGTAGATCGTGGACGTGCCGTTGACCGGGAAGGCGATCTGTACGCCGTCGGTCCGTTCGATTTGTTTGTCGCTCGTCAAAGCCATGGTTTCAACCTCCGGTTGAAAGAAGCGGTTTAGCTGTCTAGCCGTTTAGCTGTTTAGGTTGTGGTCTGCGGCCGCTGCGCGGCCGGAAGCTGTAAGCTCAACAGCTTGACAGCTTCCCGCTCAAAAGCTCAGCTGGCCTTCAGGCGCCATACTTGGCCAAATCCTCGGCCGTGTTGCCAAACATCTCGGCGATGCGCGCCTGCTCGGCATTCATCGCCGAGGCGGCGCCAGGCAGCTCCTTGCCATCCAGCCCGCTCGGGTCGCCGATGGCCGGGGCCGCGGCCACGAACGCCGCGAACCGTTCCAGTCCGCCTTCCTGGCTGCACTGGGCCCGGTGGTAGTCCACCGTGGCCGGGGTGATCTTGCCGGTGGCGAGCGCGCCGTCGAT